TGAGGACCAGTAGCACCCTGTGGTCCTGTTGCTCCTTGAGGTCCTGTTGCCCCATCATCGCCATCAGATCCTGCAGCACCTGTAGCACCTTGTGGTCCTTGAGGTCCTGTTGCTCCTGTTGCGCCTTGCGGTCCAGTGTTACCCTGAGGACCCGTAGCACCCGTTGCTCCGTCATTACCATCTGCACCTGCAGGTCCAGTAGCACCCGTTGCACCCGTAGGTCCTTGTAGGGCTGCATTAGTAATAGTTTGCTTTTCCCATGTACCTGCTGATGCGTCATAGACAGGTATAAAGTCGCCACCTACAGCGTCTGTACCTGTAGATAATGCAGTAAGAGCCGCTTTCACGTTTGTTACATCTGTAACATCTGCTGAAGTTTCAATGCCATCTAATTTAGTTTTAAGGGTGGTAGTAAAGTTCTTTTGAGTTAACCCTCCGTCACCTACTGTATACGTTGTATTTGTATCTGTAAACACAGCCCCAGAGGGAACATTTGTTAATACCTGAGAGTCATCTACTTTACCATCTAAGGCAGTCTGTAATCCTGTAATAAAAGATATTGCATGTGCAGAAGGGTGTGTATAGTTATTAGCATTTGTAGCAATAGTATCGAGTTTAGTACCATCAGTAGCTATATCACGACCATCAACAGTACCTGATAGAGTTACATTACCTGTTACTGAAATTCCGCTTGATGTTGTGGCTAGTTTTTCACTAGCATTATGATATAACTTTACATGACCCCCTGAAGTAGCATGAATCATATCTGCATCTGATGGGTTTCTTATATAGATATCTCCACCAGTTAATTTAAGTCCACCTGTGCCAACATCAGAGATATAACTATTAGAACCATCATGGTAAATCTGTAAATCTTGTGAATTACCAAATCTGGCTCTGTTGTTATCTCCAAGAGATATATGACCTGACATTGTATCGCCAGTTTTAGTTACAAACTCTGCATCCGCTTGAGCTTCAGTATATCCATCTAATTGGACTACACCACCCTTGCTACCAATATATCCAGCCATTATGTTTGCTCCAATACACTCACTATAATATCACATGAAGATGCTGTATCACTTGTTACAATTACAGTATCTGCTGCCTCTAAAATAATCTTACCGTCTAAAACAGATAGAGCAGCTCCTGCAGGAAGAGGTACACCCTTAATTAGGTAAACACCTGCGGCTTGTACATCTATGTTTATAGCTGACCCTGTTCTATTTGCTACATTACAACCTATCATCACTGATGTAGTTGAACCTGGTACTGTGTATGTAGTAGTAGCGCTTGTACCAACAGATGCGCTTGTGTAGTTCTTAAATACGTTTGCCATTGTTTATATCACCCCAATGCTATGCTTAATGCTAATGCACTTGCTTCTGCAGTAGCTAATATGGTGGCTTTGTTATCGCCTTGTAATGTTGCAGCATCTAGAGAACCTAAGTTTGATACAAAAGATGATGTTACCCTTGCGTCTATTGCTGAGTTTGCTCTTGCTGTAGTATAATATAAGTTTGTACCCTCTGACAAGTCTGAAGTTGACTTAGCAGTAAAGGCTGAGTTAAATCTCGCCTGTGTGTAATAGAGGTTTGTACCCTCAGATAGATTAGTCGTACTCTTAGCACTAAAAGCTGTATTGAACCTAGCATCTGTGTAGTACAAGTTAGTACCCTCAGAGAGATCACTGCTACTCTTAGCTGTAAATGCAGAGTTAAACCTGGCTTGAGTATAGTATAGGTTAGAACCCTCAGCTAAATCACCAGTGTCATGATTGCTTATAGATGAAACTGTTCCAGTGACGTTACCTATAAGATTAGTCGCTAAAGACTTGTTCATCGCCCATCTGTCATTAGATGAGTCATACGTAAATGTAGCGTTAGCACCGTCTACTGTAAGCCCAGCGCCATTGGCTGCACCTGCATTAGATGCACCCTCAGCTACTGTAATGTTTAGATCTGCTACAGATAGGTTAGAAGAGTTTACTGTTGTAGTTGTACCGTCAACCTGTAAGTTACCTGCAACTATAAGTGTACCAGTAGCATCACCATGTGCGGCAGGGTCTATCGTAAATGATGCAGGACCTCTGATGTAACCTGTTGTAACTATATTACCTGTACTTAGTGCATCATTAGCGTCTAAGTAAACAGCCTTATCTGCAGGGAGTGTAATGAACACATCCTTAGTACCTGCAGAAAAACTAACAGCACTATCGCTGTTGCTACTCTCTAGTATAGTTGTTCTTGTAAGTACACCTGAATTGTATGTACCTAATCCTACTTCCCATTCGTTTGCATCACGATTAGAAATAGCGTAGTATGTAGTATCACTGTTGGCAAGGGCAGAGCTAAAAGACTCAAAGCCTGTAACAGCGCCACCCAACGTAACAGCACCAGTGCCAGTAGTTGTAGCGGTTTCTTTTACTCTATCCTTGACAACGAGAGCCATAATATTGCTCCTTAAGCGATACGAATGATTGCGTTAGATGCGTCTGCTGTTGGGAACTGAACAACATAGTCACCATTTGTTGATGTCTTAGTTCCACCAAAGTCAATAACTGCTATAGCTTTATTGCCTTGTGATGTGTTGTAGATTATACAACCGTCTGCAGATATAGTAGCAGAAGACCAAGTAGTGTCATTAAAGTCAACAGTTGCAGTTGAGCCTGATAGTGCAATAGTTGCACCTGCTAGTGTGTTTCCACCTGTAGTATAATTAGTACCAGTAGCCTCATCTGAGTTACCTGTTACTGTACTATAATTAGCTGTAGATGCATTATAAGTTCCTGATGGAGAGTTCTTAATAAGTGCTATCTTTAGTGTGTCTGTATCTAGATCGTGAACACCACCAAGTAACTCTTGCTTGAAGCTGTTGCACATCGCCGTTGTAATAGCCATTGGTTATGTCCTTTATATTTATGAATGCACAAAAGGGCCAGCATAAAAGCCAGCCCCTAAGTTAATTGTTATATTAAGCAGCGTTAAACTTAGCTGTTACAATCGCTTCTGGGCGTAGGATCTTGCGGCCATATAAGTGCATCCCACGGCAGATGTCCGCAAAGCTATCTGGGTCACGGTATGTTTCCACTTTTGATAACTGTTCTGCAGTTGCTACTGCTGAGTCGTGTCCAGCTACGATAACACCATAGTTAGCGTTTTGGTTAGCTGAGCCAGATGTTCCTGCGCCTGTTCCTACTGCTGGTAAGTTGTTTGACTGATAAACACGGAAGCCGTGAATGTTTGCAGCCAATAAACCGTTCTGTAGTCCTGCACCACCGAAGTCTGCATTTAACAAGCGAGAATCTTCGTCTTTTAGCATCTCGATGAACACTGGGTCAAGTACTATCCATCTACCTCTAGTATCAACATTTGCTACATCCATTGTACGAGACATACGTGCTAGTACTTGTAATGGTGTTGCAGTTGATGTAGACATAGCAGTTGCACCTGTTAAACGTGGTGCTAATGGGATCGAGTGATCACCTGCAGATGAAGTTGTGATGTTACCGAAGTCACCCTTTTTCAACTTGTTTGCAGCTAATAGTTCGTCTGATCCTGCAGCGGCATTTGCTTTAGTACCATTTACAGTTGTGTTTGCAGCTGAAGCAGCTGTGTAACCTGACAAGTAACGCAATACATCTGTATCCATTGAGTCAGCCATTTTGTATGCTGCACGGTCTGTAGATAGACGCATGAAGTCTACGTGTGAATGAGCTTCTTCAATGTCATCCAATTTGAATGCAAAGTAGTTTGCTTTGTCGATAGTTAGTTTGAAATCAGCGTCAACTAAATCTTGTGTTGATACTGCAGTACCACGAGCTAAAGAATTAACAGTGATATCTGGTTCTTTAAGAATGCGCACTGAGTCGCCTTGTCCAGAAATCTCACCAAAATAGTCAGAGTTTGTGATTGCAGAAACAACAGCAGATTTTCTAAATGCTAACTGTGCTTGTTTTGAAAAGATCTCAGATGAGAAGTTTCCGTTGTTCAGGTTGGTGTAACCTGATGCCTTTGTAAATGCCATAATAATTTCTCCTATAGATATGACAGTTGGGGGAAGTAAAACATCATATCCACACAAGAGGCCAATACTTTTCTAGAGTATCTCTATTGCTAGATTTGCGGTCAAGCAGTAAAGGGTCTATACTTTATCGGGTAGTTCTATTAGTGGTTAGTGCTTAAAGTTAAAGCATGTGCAGGTAGTTGATACCTAGCACTGCACATACTATAGTTTTATCTATTAATGTCTTAGTGTCAAGTGTTTATTAGGACATATCGTAGATAAACTTACCAGAGCGCATTGCACTCATGATTTCGTCTTGACGTTCCTCATACTCTTTGAGGGACATCTTGTTAATCATTGACTCGCTTAACATCTTGCTAGACTCTTCTGCGTCTACAACAGTACGTCCACGAGCTTTGACTGAAGATGCTGCGCCTTTGTCTGCGCTGGGCTTCTTAGTTTTGATACCCTTGTCTAGTTTATACATGTCTATAACACGGGCTACAGACTTAACGTCTTCAGAGTTTTCATACAAAGCATCCTGATAAACTTTAGGTTGAGTATCTACCCAAGCATGAAACTCATCGTCTGCTCTTATAGCTTCAAAGTCAGGATGTATTGCTACAAGTTGTGCTTCAGCTTTTTCTCTTTTAGCTGTAGAGCGTAACTCTTCAATCTCTTGTAGTCTCTGATCTAGTTCTAAAGCTCTTTCATTAGCTTTTTGTTCAGCTATTGCTTCAACTATACCTGCTACATCGGGATGCTTACTTGACCATGCGTCTATCTCTTCTTTAGACTTTGGTAATACAAGCTCATTCTTTGCTGCTTTTTCTAGTTGCTCTTCCAAGCGTTTTATCTGTGCTGCTTGCTTCTTCTCTGTTTCAGCCATGTGTCTTTGTATATCACCATAGCGTTTCTTGAAGCTCTTCTCTTCAGCACTTAACTCTGCATCATCTTCCGATGCTTTGGTTTCCTCTTTGGCTTCTTCTTGTTTGGTATCACTTGCATCCGATACTTCGGTTGTCTCAGATCCTTCGCCATTGGGTTCTTCTTCAGGGGTTTCATCACTAGCCTCTTCAGCTACATCACCTTTCAGTAATGCTTCTAGCTCTGCTTCAGCTTCTTTGATTTTAGCCTCGTTACGCTTATGTGTATACGAGTGCATTGTCTCTTCAGTTAGTTGTGACATATTTAGTTCCTTATGTTGGGGTCAGCACAAGTGCCGAGTATCCTTATATTTATATGGTATTGTCGTTATTGTTTATTTCTTTTTAGGTTTACTTACTAATCCACCTTTAGAGAATCCACCGCCTCGTTGTGCTTTAGAAGCATAAGTCTCTTTTTTGTCTTCAGTAGTACGTGCAGAAGATAATTTAGTTCCCATATCTTTTTCTTTTTTAGCAACAGCTATACCTCGTCTCTTTTTAGATCTCTCTCTTAGTTTAGGAACATCTGGTTTATCTTGTTCATATCTACCTGTTTTAATAGGCTTACCATTTCCGTCTCTTACAATACTACCATTGCTAGTTGTGACAAAACCCTTACCTGCTGATCCTTCAGGATCTCTTGGAGGTCTAGCAGATTCAAAGTCTTTTCTTGCACCCTTAATAGACTCCATAAAGCCTGGGCCTTGTACACCAAACTTACCATCCATACCTAATAGATCATCTATGTAAGACCCTTTACCTATACGGCTTGTATCTACAACTTGACCATCAGGACCTGTAATAATAGTATTACCCATTGCATCTTTTTCTATTTTAGTACCGTCTGCTGCAGTTGGATCATTTTTAACATCTAAGAAATTATTCTTCACACCTAACCACTGTTCTCTATTCTGTAGTTCAGGATCTTCTAAGCGTTTATCAATAGATTTAATTATTTGATTTTTTTGATGACCTAACATTAACTTACCTACTAGACCAAAAGGCCCCATCATCATAAGCATACCTTTACCTAGTGGGTTATCATACTGTTTAGCTGTTTCTTCAAACTTAGAAATATCTGCAGTATCCCAATCAATAGCTTCAGGTACAGCCCTAACATCTGTTCTATCATCATTATCTCTTCTAGGAGTTTCTTGAACTTGTTCTGCTACTTCTTCTGCAGCAGTTCCTTTAAGAGAATACCCTTCTGGGATTGGAGTAAGCGGTTTACCATTCATAAACTGTATGTACATAATGCTACCACTAGAGTCTACATACTCTCTTATCTCAAAACCTCCACCTGTAGGGCTACTATAAGGATTAAGTACTTCACCACCCTCAGCATAGCCTGACATATAACCACCCTTGTTCATCATAGGCTGTCCATCATCTACCATCTGTAGTTCTGAAACATCAAAAGGCAGGGCTTCTTCTTCTACAGGCTCACCACCTATACGTCCGTTACTTTGCATATTTGCGAAACCAAGCTTAGCTTCATTCCGCAAGTCTTCAAAAAACTTAACACCATAATACTTAACAACATCTGCTGGAACAACGTACTCTCCTTCACTTAGTTTAGCATCTATATCGTCTCTAACCTCTTCTGGTTCTGAACCTAGAGGTACTTCATTGCCTGATACAGGATCTATCTCTTGACCCCGTACAGATTTAAATACTGCTTCTGTTTCATCATTTAGTGCCATTGATATTCCGCCTTTTGCCATACCTAATTTTTGTTTGGTAGCTCCGCCTTTGTTACTACGATTACCTGCTGCTGTCTCAGCTTCTTTTATGTCTTTATATCTTGGGAACTTAATACCTGTTTCTTCTTCATATCTGTATGCAGCATTCCAAGCTCTATCTACAGTGTCTTTATCACCTAGAAAAACAGGTTCTTTTGTATCTTTATCAAACCATATAGTAGGTATGTTCCAAGCAGTGCCTTCAGGAGAAGTTTCAGATGCTAAATACTCTGTAGCTTTCATCCCACCTACAGTATCTATAGGTTTATGCTTCTTTGGATCAAAAGGTTCTATACTTAATGCTTCATCCATTAATACGATCCCTCATGTATTTCAGTTGTCTAAATGTACGTATAGCACCCTGATGTCTGTAGATCTCTGCAGTATCAGATATGCTTTCCATACTTTTATGTTCTTTAGCTATGAGAGCATCCATCTCTTCTAAGAATGCATCCCATGCAGGTTTATCATTTATTAGTGTCTTAAGCGACATTACTACTAAAGCCTTGTTCTCCTGGAACTGGTGCTGTTCCTATACCTATTTGTCCACCTCCGCCACCAGACGTGTCCTGTACGCCTCCCTGTGGGGCGCTAGGAGCTTGTTGAGCGCCTTCGGGGGCTGGTACACCTTCTGGAGCTACAGGCGGTGGTGCAGGCTGTTGGAAGCCTTTGAGGATCTCTGCTTGTATTGCTGCATCCTGCATAGAGTTAGTTACCTTATCTGGGTCTAGATCCATAGACTTAGCTATCTCACGTATGATGAAGTCCATCTTAGCAAAAGGTGCTAATACAGGATTCTGTGCTACTTGTAAGAACTGCATTAAGCGCTGGGATCTTACTTCGTTAGCCATTAGACTCTCTGTACCTGATGCTCTTACTTCTAAGTCACCTCTTATAGACTCGTCAAAGTCAAACTGCATATTAAATGCAAAGAATGCTCTACCTAGTGGTCTTACAAGATAGTCATCTACATTTTTAACTACTGTACGTATTGAACCATTAGCAGCGCCCATAAGCATAGATATACCACTTGCAGTACGCCCAACACCTGATACTCCTGTTTGACCATGTGCAAAACTTGGGAAACCAGTACTTTCATCTGCTAAAACTCTAGCCTTATCAAATAGTTGGATGTTTTCTTGTGCTACGTTAGGGAACTTTGTGCCGAAGATGGCCTGTCCTGGTGCGCCGCCCTGTCTTCTAAACGTTTTTCCAGGGTACACAGACATGTCTTGACCAGGTACTAAGTTAGTTTCGTCTATCTCAATAATAAGATTACCAGATAATGCAGCATTGTCAATAGCCATACGCATAAAGCCATTCATCAATGTCTGTGTATCATCCATATTCTCAGCAATACCTACTCCAAAGAAGCTGTAAGGGTTGTGTTCGAAGGGTGTAGCGTAGTATGGAATGCGTGAAGGCTTGAATGGATTAAGTACAAAACGTATGACTTCACCATTACAAATCCAGATATTACAGTTAAGTTCGTCTAAGTCCTTGTATTCACTAGGTATATTTACACCATTCTCTTCTAGGTGTTCTATATCTACAAAACCCCAGAACTCTAGTACTTCCCAACGCTCTGAATCAGCTAACGTTTCATCGTCAACCATAGCCATTTCCCAGTGTTTCTGTACGTAGTCAGCACCCTTGCGTATTGCTTCCTGTATTGAATCCTTCATAAAGTAAGGACGTGTCTTAAGTTGACGCAACTGTGTACGAGACATCTTGTGTCTTTCTACAACATATTCAGCATCATCCATAGATGTAGCTTCTGGGTCAGGGTAGAAGTTCCAAGCTGATACGTGGCTTGTCTCTGGTACTGTCTTGATTATAGGGTCATACTCACCCTCTTCATTCCAGTTAGG